CATTGTAATGTTTAAGATAATTAACCAGTCTATCTTTACATGGAGTTAATGATTTAATAATATCACTATTTACTTTGATTTTCATACATTCACCTCTTATATATAGTATCTCAGATACTATTGATAATGTCAAGTAGCTATTTACTTTCTTCAATTAATTGAGCAATAGACTTCAATTGCAATTCTCGTTCTTCAGCAGAAGCAGTATCAGCAGTAGCAGCAGTGAGAGTATCAGAAGCACCTTGAGCATAAGAAGCATCATAAGCAGCGAGATCAGAAGCATAAGCAGCATCATAAGCAGCGAGATCAGCATAATAAGCAGCGTCATAAGCAAAGAGATCAATGCGACCAGGATAAGAAGCAGCATAAGAAGCATGAGAAACAGCTTGAGCAGCATAAGTAGCATTAACAGACTTAGCTGCATAAGTAGAAGCCCTAGAGGCACAATCCATAGCAAACCTTTGAACTAATTCTTTAGGCATGAGTCTAACTGATACCCAGATTTTATCTTCAGTGGTTATTTTGTCCAGAGCCAGGAATTCTAGAATATCAAAGTTTAACTCATTGTAATGTTTAAGATAATTAACCAGTCTATCTTCGCAAGGAAGTAATGATTTAATAATATCACTATTTACTTTGATTTTCATGTTATTTACTTCCTTTGATTAATTGAGCAATAGACTTCAATTGTAAATCCTGTTCTTCAGCAGAAGCGAGATCAGCGGCAGCATGAGCAGCGGAGAGAGTATCAGAAGTAACTTGAACATAAGAAGCGAGATCAGCAGCGTCAGCAGCATAAGAAGCAGCATAAGAAGCAGCCTTAGCAGCAGTGAGAGTATCAGGAGCATCTTGAACATAAGAAGCGAGAGAGGCAGCCTTAGCTGCATAAGAAGCAGCGACAGCTGCATCAGAAGCATCATAATAATTAGAAGACTTAGCTGCATAAGTAGAAGCCTTAGCCGCATAAGCAGAAGCTCTAGAGGAGCATTCAAGGGCAAACCTTTCAACTAAGTTTACAGGCATAAGCTTAAGCGCAATCAAAACTTTATCTTCAGTGGTTATTTCTTTAGTTTTATTCGTCATATTCATATTCATACATTCACCTCTTAATACTATTATCTCAGCTCATACAAACAAAGTCAAGGGGCTATTTTTAATGCTAACTAGATATCAATAACCGGCACACCATTAAGAACATGACTCACAGCTCTATCGTGATACATCTTCGCCAGTAACGCTCTTGATACCTTCTTATCATAGACATAAACCCCTGTGAGTTTGTCTCGAAACTTAACCATGATCGTTTTAGTACCTTGGTCAGTGATTGTGGTTTCCAGAAAGTCTTTATTTGACTTCATGTTATTTACTCCTTCATTCAATTAAAGAAGCATATCAGCCTCATCCTTGTTAAAATAGCGATCTTCAATCATAACTGTTTCTGAACTAGTATACTCAAGCAGACCTTCCCGGAAGGCAATAGGGTCAATATCAGCTAACGCTCTGCTTGCTGGGTATTTATATCCGCAGATATCACTCTCACCGTATACATCATCAAGCATATCGCGGTATTGTTCCTCTAGTTCACGCTCACTATATTCTGTAACATTGCCATTTTCAAGGATTTGAATTTGTTGTTTTTCGGTCATCATGTTATTTACTCCTTCATTGTGTTTCATATATTCACCTCTTAATACTATTATCTCAGCTCATACAAACAATGTCAAGCTGCTATTTAAATTCCTTTGTTTAATTGAGCAATAGACTTCAATTGCATATCATATTCATTAGCTACAGCATTAATCATGTCAGCATAGGAGGATTTCGATAAAGAGGCTAAAGCAGCGTCAGCCGTAGAAGTAGCTACATAATAGGCAGCCATACAAGCCAATTCGTTAGAGTTAAGGGTTTGAGTGGATAAAGCGGCAGAAGCAGCGTAAACACCGAAAGAAGGGTTATAAGCAGAAGCCCTAGAAGCACAATCCATAGCAAAAGCTTCAACTAATCCTCTAGGCATAAGATTAAGAGCAATCCAAACTTTATCTTTAGTGGTTATTTCTTTAGTGTTATTCATATATTCTCCTAATTATCTGCAAATGAACTTTAAAACTCTGTATACTAAGTAGGCTGTCAAAATGTGCATCATGTAGTTATCTAATGCAAGTTTGATGCCAAACACCCTGAACTAACTTTCATAAGCATATCAACCACTTAACTCTATTCATATCAGATACCCAGATTCATTATAGCAATTATGGTCCCTGTAATATCAACTACTTATGAATCAACCAATGATATCAGCATATTAGAAGACTCATTATTGTCCAAATCCACCAATTATGAGCCTTATCCCTTATAACCAATGTCCTCTTCACTAAACAGACTTATCTATCTTAGATCCTATGGTACCTATATATAACCACGAGAGCAGCTAAAGCTAACAGATACCAAGCTAAAGCTCACAGATACCCTGTTAACAGCTCACAGATAACAGAAAGCAGCTCACAGCTAACAGCTCACAGATACCCTGTTTGCTAGGCAACGGCTACCACTCGCCCGTAAACAGCTTGCCTACTGCCAAGCTAACAGCTAACAGCTAACAGCTTGCCTGCTAACGGCTTGCCTGCTAACCATTAGGGTGTCCCCCTGCAAGAATCGTGCCAAGATTCTGTCAACTAACTAACGATTTGCTTGGCATAGTTCTTGCAAGGGGGCAGCTAACCGTCAACCATCTAACGGTGACCGTCAACTATTGGTCATTAGGGTGTTTACCTGCAAGAAGCATGCCAACATTAGCGTCAATTATCAGACAGTAAATCGTCAATTATCTGACGATTTACAGCATATATGCAAGAAGCGTGCCAAGTTAATCGTCAACTAACTGACGTTTAACACCCCCTTTGGGGTCAGAGGGTATAGTTACAAAGTTTAATGTTGGCAGTACACGGGAGCGCCAATGTAGAGTTTACAGATATACCAATGTAGAGTTTACAGATAACATTAACTGCAGACCGCTGGCAGCTGGCATATAGAAACGTAACCTATGTAGAATTTACATTAACCAAGGCCCATACGGCCAACTGGCACCAGCATAGAGTTTACAATGTGCATTATTAAATAATAAGCTAACTAGGGTTGCAGGTTGCACTTAGATGTGCCGGCATACTAAACCCTAGATATTATATAAAGTATGCGTATAGGGCATCCTGGTGTGAACTGGGCCCATGTATAACTATGTTAGCATTAACCGGGACCAATAAGGGTCATCGTAGTTTCCATATTACATTAATACCCAGGTCATCAGTGTATATGTGTAATACTATGGTTATATAATCACTATGGTCCTTATTGCCCTTATAGACCCAATAAGTATAATTACCTAAATTGTTCAATAGGAAGTTCATAGCTCATACCGCCATATTACATCATTCAATTGGTTGCCTCTGTCTAATATTATATTATAACCTGTTGTATAACCATAGTTATAGTCTTTATTAATCCAATAACCATAATAACCTAAATTGTCCAATAGGAAGATCATAGTAGCCTCCATATTACATCACTCCATTGGTTGTCTCTAGTTATGAATATATTATAACCTGTATAACCCTCAAAACCATAATAAGGATCAAAGTCTTTATAGACCCAATAACCATAACTACCTAAATTGCCCAATAGTAGCTTCATAGCTCATACCAACATATTACCTTATTGTTTATGTCTCTGGCTAATAATATATTATAACCTGTATAACCATAGTTATAGTCTTTATTAATCCAATAACCATAATAACCTAACTTGTCCAATAGGAAGATCATAGTAGCCTCCATATTACATCATTCAATTGGTTGTCTCTAGTTATGAATATATTATAACCTGTATAACCATAGATATAGTCATTATTGCTCTTATAGACCCAATAAGTATAATTACCTAAATTGTTCAATAGGAAGATCATTGGTTGGCACCAAAGATAACTACCCATAAGGTGTCATTGATCTGTTTATTCATATAAGAAGGCTCTAGATAGCAAACTCATTGTGAAAACCTCGTATAAGTCAATTGTGTTCGTTTTAAGGTCAATATTTTATAATGGAAAGACTTCAAACCATTCTCCTGATCTCTTTAATAAGCATTTCCGGTCCATCTGTTCATATGAATACTATACCATATCACTTATAATAAATCAATAATATTATTGACAAATATTAAGATATTTGCTATATTGTATACATGAAGATAAAAAAGATTATATTACTTAATGGATCTGAGATATACTTTAATATTGAAAATATATGTGACATCAGACAAGACCCAATGTCTGACAATTACACATTGATTCAGTTAACCCAAGGAATTCATAAGGTTAATCTTAGTGTTGATGAAGTCCTTAAACTAATTGGAGCTAATAACGTTTTATGAAACTAATTGAATTTGATGTATTTGATAGTAAATCCAGTGGTCTTGTTAGTCTTGATCCAGAACGAGTAGAAGTGTTAGTTGACCTAGATAAATTAGGCCAGTTGGGCTGCACTCAGATTACCATGCAAAGTGGTACGAAGTTCTTTGTGAAATCGACTTATGAAATTACTAAACAACGAATCTTAAATAAGGAATAACCCATGGAATCATTTTTATTAGGTCTACTTGGCGCTTTATCCGGTGGTATCATTGTATCTGGTGCAGTAGTGGCTTTCTTTGTATACGATCGAAGGCAAGCTGAGAAGGCGGCGGCACTGGAAGCTTCAGATTTAAAAAAATTATATATGCCCCCAGTGGCAAGTAAAATTTTTAATTGACTTTCAATCATTTATGTGATATGATATAATTGTCCTGAAACCTCTTATCCCCTGAGTCTTTACCTCCTAAAGACTCGCAGACCCCAAGTGTATCCTCCCTCACACGCTTGGGGTCTTTTTTTATTTAAAAATAAAATAAGAAAAGTTAATAAGTATAGTATAGAAATAAGTTTAGCACTTGGGTTCCCGCTCTGATGCACATAACAAGAACCGCCGTTGCTTTTAATTTAAATCTATTATTTTAAACATCATATCCCTTAACTGGGATTGATATTTTTTGAAGTTAAACTTAATTGAAACCTCGAAAGGAAAATCATGTCTGAACAATCCCCTATTATTTTTAATGAAGATGAACAAATTAAATTAGTTGAACTTGAAAAGCAATGTCAAGAGTTTGCTAATTGGAGAAACGCCACAGCGCGATCACTTCACTCTGGACAAGATGCAGCATTAGTTGGAAGACTACTTCAGTTTCTTCAACATATGACGGCTCAAACGGCTAAACAAATTGAAGACATTCGACTCGGCGCTGAAAAACGTTCCAAATCGGTTGTTTCCATTTCGAAGGAAAATTAAAATGGTATTTAAAAAAGGCTGGAACAAGAAAAACGGAGAAAAGAAACCAGTTGAAGTTGTCGTCGAGAAGAAAGAAACTAATGTGGCGCAAATTAAACCCATTGTTCCCGAAGTAAAACTTTCAAAAGCTTTCTATATTGAAAAGACAGCTGGCATCTGGAAATTAGTTATTGCTGACGTTCAAGGTGATAAATTGATTAATAAAGTAAGTAAAGATAGCATGAATAAAGCTCATGCTCTTGAAGATTTTAAAATCAAGTTTGCTCATACTTATTATTTCGGTAAATAATATGAATAATTTTATTAAAAAAGCTTTATACTTTGTAAGACTTACAGACGATGAAGGTCTTTTATCTATTACGCATATTGCATGTATGGTAGTTCTTTATAAAGTAGCTATGGCTAGCGAACCCAGCGTTACTGATATGGGCGCACTGTTAATCACTCTTGCTTTGTACTACGGTAAACGGCATGTTCAATCTAAAAGAACTAAACTTACAGATGACAGTAAAGTAACTCTTACTGAAATGCAAACTAAAGTCCAAAACATCCAAGATAAATTAGCTGGTATAGCAGCATCAATTGGATTCAGAAACGTACAAAAATAATATGGCGCAAGAGACAGACGTCAAGATAGAGTCTATATTAATCTCATGTATCTCACGTTTATATGATAAAGAAGCTAATTGTGGTCTTGATTATGATGACCTTAGATGTCTAGAAATTCTTTTTAAGATAAAGTCTGCAGCTAATTCTAGTGCAAGTTCATCTCCAGTTTCCTCTCCTTCTGCTCCATCTGATCTAATTGAATTACTCAGAGCTGCTAGAGGTAATCCATCCAATGACAACGGAAAATAAACCTGATAAATTAGTTATAAGCCAAGAGGATTCTATTAAGAAACTCTGGCATATGGGCATTGTCTCGTGGAAATTTCATCAAACTCAATTAGATATCTACGAAGCTATTAATAATACCACTGGTTCTACGTTTGTAATCAATTGTTCAAGGCAAATTGGAAAATCGTTCCTCCTATCTGGTTATTCAATTGAGTACGCCCTACAACACCCTGGGGCTAAGATATGTTATCTAGCTCCAACGGCTAAGGCTGTAAAAAAGATTATTATTCCTCGCATTAAAGAAATATTAAGTGATTGCCCTAGAGAACTACTTCCCGGTTATAGAGTAAATGATCAAGTTTATATATTCAAGAATGGATCAGAAATACATATAGCAGGTACCGATGCTGAACGCGCTGAGAACCTTAGAGGTCAAGTATTTCACTTAGTTATCTGTGATGAAGCTGGCTTTATGGATAAACTTGATTATGTTATCTCAAGTATTCTTCGCCCACTTACAATTACAGTCAATGGTAAGATTATTCTTTCCTCAACCCCTCCCATCTCTCCAGCACATCCATTCAAAAAAATAGCAGAAAAGGCTAAATTAGATGGTAATTATATTAAGAAAACTATATATGATAACCCTTTGATCACTGAGAAGGTTCGAGAACAATATAAACAAGAAGCTGGTGGCGAAGATAGCGTAGCCTGGAGACGAGAGTTCTTGGCCGAATTCATCATTGATGAAAATGAAGCGGTTATCCCTGAGGCAACTGAAGTTAAATTAAAAGATCTAATTAAAGATATCGTTCCCTATAACCCTGGACAACAATTAGATGTAGGGCAGATCATGAAACCTGCATTCTTTGATGCATACACTGTTGCAGATTTAGGATATACAGATAACACCGGGATTTTATTCGGTTATTATGATTTTTATAATGCCTATTTAGTCATTGAAGATGAAGCAATGTTTAATAAACCTAATACCCAGATGATTAGTAATGTAATAACTCAAAAGGAAATGACCCTTTGGAATGGTAAAAAACCATATCAACGCTACTGTGACGGGGATTTAATTACTATTAGTGACTTAAATAGTACACATAAACTTGCATTTAGCCAGACTCGTAGAGATGAACTAGAAGCCTCTGTAAACGCCGCCAGGTTATCTGTAGCTGATAATAAGATACGAATCCACCCCAGATGCGTTAATCTTATATCTCAACTCCAGTCAGCCACCTGGGACTCTTCACGTAAGAAATTTGCAAGATCCGCAGATCAAGGTCACTTTGACCTTATTGCAGCATTGATCTATATGGTTCGTAATATTCAACGTAGCCGTAATCCTTATCCACCAGGACTTGGGCTTGAAATTGAGTGTATGTATTTACCACCAGAATCAGGTAAAAGCCAAACTAATAAAAACTTTGAAAAGCTGGTATCTATACCAATGGCTCGTTTTTTCCCTGGAAATTCTGAAAAAAAGGATTAGAGGTTATTAATAAGTATAATAAGCAATAGAATTAAAGGAATATCTCATGGATGAATACAGTTCAAATGAAGGCGGTAACCGAGACATTTATTGGGCCACTTTAGATAAAGAAGAGATAGCTTCACAACTAGCTAAGCATGTGGACCTCTGGTATGAAAACCTAGGAGCTTCAGGTATTTATCGTAAGATGCGTAAGTCTTATGCTGCTTATTATGGTTATAATTCAACAGGTGCTGGCCATACATCATCTGAAATGATTAAGACCGGCGAACAAGGTGAACTTACTTTAATTAAAGCTAATCATTTCCGTAACTTGCTACAACATTTACTTGTTATGACTACTTCTAGCCGACCAGCAATGGAAGCTAGAGCGGTCAATACCGATTACCGTTCATTGGCTCAAACAATCTTAGCTAATGGTATTCTTGATTATTATATGAGAGAAAAACGACTTGAGCGTTATTTAAAGCTTGCAGTTGAACATGCTCTTGTGTTCGGTGAAGGATATGTTCGCCTGGAATGGGATACAACTCAAGGAGATGAATATAGTGTTGACCCCGAATCTGATAAAATTACTTTCACTGGCGATATTAACTATTCTGTACTTAATCCTATAGATGTTATTAAAGATGTTTTTAGAACCGATAATAATGACGAAGACTGGATTATTATTCGTCATTTCAAGAATAGATTTGAATTAGTTGCTAAATATCCAGAGCTTAAGGAAGAACTTCTTAAAGCTAAAACTAAAGATGAAATGGATATGACTTTTAACTATAAGTTTAAATCTGATGGTCAATTAAGATCTGATCTCGTTCCAGTGTATGAATTCTATCATCGTAGATCTGATGCTCTTCCTAATGGACGACAAGTAGTTTATGTTACTAAGGAATCAGTACTTTATGACGGCCCACTTCCTTATAAAAATATCCCAGTTTATCGTATTGCCCCAGGTGATTTCATTGGAACACCCCATGGTTATACTGTGGCGTTTGATCTTTTAAGTTTACAAGAAACTTTAGACGGTCTCTATTCAATCATCATTACAAATCAATCCACCTTCGGTGTGCAGAATCTTATCATACCACAAAATCATAATATATCCTATTCATCCTTACCTGGTGGTCTCAATGTTATTGAATATGATCCGTCTTCTGGTGGTAAACCTGAAGCTCTTAACTTAACTAAGACTCCTCCTGAAATCTTTCAATTTGTTGATAAGATTGAATCAGTAATGGAAACTATCTCAGGGGTCAACTCTGTTGCTAGAGGTAACCCTGAAGCCAACTTAAGATCAGGTAACGCGCTTGCGTTGATTCAATCAATGGCAATTCAATTTAACTCTGGACTACAACAATCCTTTGCGCAGCTATTAGAGGACGTTGGTACTGCCACGTTATCTACTCTAAGGGATTTTGCTGCCACACCAAGAGTAGCAATGATTGCTGGTAAAAGTAATCGTTCTTATATGAGAGAGTTTACTGGAAATGATCTAGATAAAGTTAGTCGTGTAGTTGTAGATATGGGTAATCCTTTATCTAAATGTCTTAAAATTGACACTGAAGTGCTTATGCATAATGGCTCAATTAAGAAGGTACAAGACATAGTAACTGGTGAAGTGATCATGGGTCCTGATTCTAAGATTAGAACAGTTGAGTCTGTTTCAATCGGCCAAGAAGAAATGTTTGATATTTCGCATAGTAAAATTAATAGTGAATTCGTGTACGGCTGTAATAAGAGTCATATTTTATCTCTTAAATATTGCTCTAATGATGGACGCTACGGCCTCAAGCAATATGATATTGTGGATATTTCTGTCGGCGAATTTCTATTATGGCCTAAAGGGAAACAACAAAAATTCATGGGCTTTAGAACTGGAGTTGAATTTGAAACTAAACCAGTAACAGTTCCTGCTTACCAATTGGGCTTATGGCTTGGCGATGGACATCAAAATACTACCGCCATTACTACTATGGATGAAGAAATTCGCCAAGAATGGTACAACTATGCTAAAGTAATAGGGCATGATATAAGAGTACAATCTCAACCCAATAATCAATCTAGTGTATATTTCATCACAAGCGGCGAATCTCACGGTTCTAATGATCGAAATAATGCATTAAATGCCTTTAGAGATCTCGGCGTTATTAACAATAAACATATTCCCCAATCATATAAGATAAACTCGGCTGAGAACCGATTAGAACTATTAGCCGGTCTTTTAGATACGGACGGCTCTCTTGTTTCTAAAACAACTTTTGTAATTACACAAAAAAATAAACAGCTTAGTAAAGACATCATATATTTAGCTAGGTCATTAGGTTTTAGAGTTACAACCAAAGAGATTAAAAGTAAATCACAAAATGGTACAGAAGGGTTGTATCAAAAGATTACTATTGGTGGCGATACTTGGACTATCCCCACTCGTATTGCTCGTAAACGGGCTATTAAGAAAACTAAAGCTCGCAATCACCTCAATTACAGTATTGATATTAAATCCACAGGAATGGGCACTTACTATGGATTTACTTTAAAAGAAGAGCCGCATTTTGTATTAGGAGACTTCACTGTTACTCATAATACAACTGCTGGTAAATTAGAAATGGCTAACAACTTACTTCAACAAGGTATTATTAAGAACGCTCAAGATTATATCATGGTTATGAAGACTGGTAATCTTGATCAAATGCTTGAAGGTGATCTTTCTGAATTAACTCTTATTAAGGGTGAAAACGAAAAGCTTGCAGAAGGTAAAGGCGTTTCAGTCACTGTTCTTGATGAACATGTTCTTCATATTAAAGAACATAAGACAGTTATTGCCTCTCCAGATGCTAGAGAGAACGCAGAAGTTACTCAGGCTGTGCTACAACATATCCAAGACCACATTCAACAACTTAAAACTGCAGACCCTGCCCTTCTTAATATTTTAGGGCAACCTTCATTAGCTCCTCCTCCTCAGCCTCCTGGACCAGGTGGACCTGAAGGCGCAGAAGCCCCCGGTGGTCCATCTATGGGCGGACCAACTCCACCATCACCAACAGAAGGCCCGCAAGCTCCAGTTCCAGAAGGTGCTCCAAATATAACTATGCCAAGTTTACCAAAGAATCCAATGGATAATCAAGTTCCTGAGATTTCGGGTGTAAACAAATAAAGGAATGATTAATTATGTCCTTTGAATCTAAACCAACAGAAGTACTTTTAGCTTCTGATGTAAACAACATGGGAACATCGTTATTTTCTTTACCTGGGAATATTACGAACGTGTCCGGTTATTGTATACAAGCTTTTTGGACTGGCGGTAGTCCAGTTGGTATAATGTCTCTACAGGCATCTCTTGATTCAGTAAACTGGTCTGATATACCTAATAGTAGTTTACCATCTCCAACTGATGATGGTGAGACTAATAATATTTTCAATGTAAGCAAACATGCTTATTATAATTTTGTAAGATTAAAATATACTAGAACCAGTGGTAACGGATTGTTGGTTATTCATATGGTATCAAAGAGCTAATATGGCGTATATTGATATAAATGACACAACTGGAACTGGTGGCGGAGACGCTACAGCATCTAACCAACTAGTTGAAATAGCCTTACTTGCGAGTATTGATAGTAAAGAAGCAACATTTGGTCAAAAGCCAATGTCTGGCTCAGAACCGGTTGTTATTGCTTCAGATCAAAGCCCAATAGATGTAAAAGTAATTGGAAGTTTAGTCCCTGAACACTATGATCAAATTGATTTAACTTATATTATATCCGGTAATGGGACAGGTCAAATTGGAGTTGTCGTTTATAAATTACTTACAGTCACTATTGCAACGTTAACTTTAACTTATAACGTTTCTAATCAATTAATAAGCATAGTGAGAACGTAATGCCGATTATTCCACAAATAGTTTTTAATCCCTTTACGGGTATATTCGATTATGTGGGATCAAGCTCTGCATCTGGTGGAGATATTACTAATGGTGGGAACTCCTTTGGATCTGATATCTCAATTGGTACCAATGACGCCTTTTCGTTAAACACATTAACCAATGGGATTATTGCATCTTCCGTTGATATTTCTCAACAATGGTCCTTTGGTGCTCCAAGTGGAAATAATCGTACCCATGGATTTTACAAAGATATTAATGCTGCAACAGCAACTGGCTTACTACATGTTAAAATCGGTAATAGTGGATCAGCTCAAGGCAGTGGTAGATTTACGTGGGGCAATGATATACCCACTGGATCACCAGCGTTTGATATAAATTTTGACCCCAGAGATAATGCAGATACCACTTCACTAAATACAGCTCTTATCCGTATGCAAAAACAAATCGGAGATAACGGTAGTAATATTTATTTTTATACTGCGGATACCACTGGGGCATTAAAGCTTGCTTTAACCATTGGACCAGATCAAAATCTTGAAGTGGCCCCAGAGAGATCTCTCCGCTGGGCAGATGCTGTAGGTGGACAATATGTGGCATTTAAAGCCCCGGCAGTTGTCACTGGATCAACTACGTACACATGGCCCCCTGAACCACCAGCAAGTAATAAGTTTTTAAGAAGTGATAGTTCCAGTGTTCTAACCTGGGAAGATGTACCAGGTACCACAGGAACTGCCAATAAACTCGCCTACTATAACTCTAGTGGCGTTTTAACAGCACTACCCCCCTGGAGTGTTGACCCCACTTTCTTTGGAATCAACTGTTACTTAAATGTAGAACCAATCGGTGGACTCATTAAAGTTAACTTTTTTGAAATAGAAGTTTCTGCACTTTCTGACCAGCGACCTTCAGAAACAATTGGTTTCCAATTTGATTTACATGTTGATAGATCGTTAAATAACTTTGAAAATGGCGCTATCCTTGCTGCACTTTATAATGTTTCCATGGAAGGAAATGGTACAGTTGAACGAATAACAGGAATAGAAACCAGAATTGACGTAGGCACTGGCACCAACACTGGATTCGTTCATGGTGATATTTTAGGATACAGGTTAAATACAAACATTGATGCTAACTTTAGCATTGAGAACTACACTGGGATTGATACCAATTTTATAATGGATGGAACACTTCGCAGTAGTTATACACTCATTAAAGCAACTTCTATTGGCATCGGCCAAGTAACTAACAATTTTAATGGCTGCTACGTCAGTAACTCTTTAAATAGTAGTACAGCTTATCTCTATGTAGGGTTAAATACAGCAGACGTTGGTCAAAATTCAGACGGTATTGATATCCAAATAAACGGCACTTCCCAATCTAAATCACTTGGAAAGTTTTTTAGTAATAGCGGAGTCAGTGCTAACTGGACTGGCTTAACTGTCGGTGGAACTCAAGCCGTATCAAGCTTTGTTCAGGGCCTTATAATAGATTTAACCAACATATCTTGTTCTACTCAAAAGGCAGGAATTACTCTTATAGACGGCGCCCTTGCTGTTGCCTCTAATTTTAATACAAGTATTTATACAGCATCACCCAGCTTATTTCAACATAACCTTATCTCAGGTACTTATCAAATTGCACTAAATAACCCAACTTCAAATTCTATTATCATTGGAAACAACATGGGTATTAATCTTATTGCAGAAGATGACATGTCACTAGACGGCTTTGTGGGAAACCTTGGGTTTGAATCCAATGCAATGTTAGCATCACTCGTTGTGGCTGCTGGCAAAACCGTAGCTAATGCTGATATGATGTTTGTCGCAGCTAGTGTGCCAGCTGGTGTTGTACCAACTGACGGTGGCACTATCACACACTGTGCTATGTTTAGAACTATCGGAATACTACCTTTTGGTGGTAGTCTAGTTGTTACTAACCTGTACGGACTTCGAATTGATCCCAATCTAAGCGGATCTGGAATTGGAGTAAACGTCTGGGGTCTCTACGTAGATGACACTGGAGCTGACAACTGGTTTGCTAAGTCATTAACTATTGGTGGTACAACTAAAACGTCTGCCCCTGGAATTCTACTAGAGCTAGCTGGCACTGGTACTCTAGAAATGAACAATAACACCATTGATAATATTGGACTACTAGGCCTTGTATCAACAGGTGGAGCAGCAACAGCAGGACAGGCAACGTTAGTTGCAGGGACTGTCACAGTGGCAACCACAGCAATTACAGCAACTTGCAATGTAATGCTTACTGTTCAAGCTGCTGGTGGAACTCAAGGATTTTTATCAATTACAAACGTAATAGCAGGAACAAGCTTTGATATTCTTTCAACTGACGTCACTGAAACCTCAGTAGTTGGTTGGGTAATAGTAGAGTTAGTTTAAGGAGATAATAATGGGCTTAGAAAAAACAAAAACCCTACCTAATGGAACCTCAGGTAAGTACTGGAAAATCACTGCGCTTAACTGTGATAAAGTAAATCTAAAGGTAACTTTTCATATTAGCCTTTTTATTAATAAAGCCCATTCTGATGCCAAAGGTTCGTCACTTGATATTACAAAGGTATTTCATTTTACTTGTACGTCTTTAGAGTTAAGTGGAGATCTAACTGCATTAGGATATGCAAAGATTAAAGCTAAAGCTAATTCTATAGTAAATATCCCAACGTTTACCTTTCCAATAACTTATACACAAAGGGTATATGATCAGGATTTAGCTAATAGTATAGACGTTTAATAAGTATTATATAAGTTCTAACCCACTTGGGCGAACAAACCAATAACTAATCTCATTAGAGACGTGAAAAGGAATAATATATGAGTGATACACCCTCCACACCATCAGCACCAGTAGATGCCACACAAGTTGCACAAGAAGCAACCGGTTCTAACGACGCATTTCAAGATGCAGCAGACGTTGGTAACGAAATCGCTGAAGTAATAAGCCCACAAGAATCTAAACAACCTTCAGAAGCTGAAATTAAAGCCGCCATTAAGAAATGGAAACTTAAATCACAAGGTCGTGAACGCGAAGTTACTGATGAAGGCGAATTAGTTCGTCTTGCTCAACTTGGTTTAGGTGCACATGAAAAGTTTGAACAAGCGGCCAATACTCGTAAGAAAGCTGAAGCTGTTCTTGAGTTGATTCAAAGAGACCCAGGTAAAGCTCTTGCTAGCCTTGGGTTAGATGTTCGCAAATTAGCTGAAGACTTTATCGTTCAAGAAGCTAATAAGAAAATGATGTCTCCTGATGAACGTGAGAGACATGAAATTCAACAAGAAATTCAAAGACTTAAGAGTGAAAAAGATGAGATGGTCAAAGAACAACGTGATCAACAAATGTCAAAACTTCAATCTAAATATGAATCAGACATTCAAGATGAAATCATTGGAGCTATTGATAAATATAAATTACCTAAGAACCCAAAGACGGTTGCCCGTATTGCTGAATATATGGCATCAGCCCTTGAAAATGGTTATGAAGCCACAGCTTTAGATGTTGCAACACGAGTTAGACAAGATCTCGAAGAAGAACATCGTTCTTTGTTTGGACATTATGATGTTGAAGACCTCCTTAAGATCTTAGGCGAAGATCAGCTCAAGAAGATTCGACAATATGAAGTCAATAAGGTTAAATCTAAGGCTCCTCCTAATCCAACTAGAACAGAACAAGTTCCAGTTCCTAAATCAGCACATGAAAATGAAAAATCACCAAAGAAGAAACAATCTATGGATGATTTTCAACAAGAACTGTTCGATAAGTATTTAAAGTAAGATTTCTCCCCTCCTTCTTAATACTCCTCAAGCGGCCCCTTTCTTCTGATTATTCTTCCTGGCAATTCTTAATCTACACCTAAGACGCTGTGCCAATCTAGTCTGGATATCAGTTTTCACTCGTTTTCGTCTATAATCATAAATGCGTTCTTTATGCTTTTGATAGTAAAGCCTAGCCTGCTCCCTGATTTTTAGCTTGTTTTTCTCCCGCCAGTCTTTTCTATATTCGCTGCTTGATTCATTAAGTTCTACTTTATGGGCTTCATAATATTTTTTTTGAGTTAATTTGATCTTTTCGGGATTAAATTTTCTATATTCCTTACGCTTTTGCTTAATCTCTTCTTTATGTAATTCATAATAATTCTTCTTATTATCAGAAATTGGCCCTTTATGGCTATGATGGTACGCTCTAACACATTGCTTACAATATATGTTCCTTCTATCCCCTTTAGTGTTATCTACACTAAAATCTGTCAATACCATGGTTTGTTTGCACCTTTTACATTGCTTCATTTAATGATCATAACTTAAATTTTCTATTTTGTCAAGTAAATACGCGTAAATACTCATTTTAATAAGTATAATAACAAGTAGACCCTTGACCCTTTGAATGGGATGTTAATAGCTACCCCTGTAAAAGCTAGTCTTTGGTATCCAAAGTTAATATAATTCTAATTCTAATTTTAACTTTTCAAAGGAAATAAATAATTTATGTCAACCCCTAATACTGTCACTACACTGAACGGTTTATTCAAAGAAGTGTATGCTGATAAGATCGAAAACTTGATCCCCGATGGAGTGAAACTCCTTAAGTTGGTTCCGTATATCGAAGCCGCTAAAGAAATCGGAAATCTCTAAAGTATATTGACATATACCTTCATTTGTAATATAATGATGATGGAGATTGTGGGTTAAAATCCCATTTAGACGGTAGAAACCTGAAAAGGAACAATACCTTGAAAAATTATAAAGTGTATCTTATAAAAGAAACTAAGTCAAATAATATTATATATGTTGGTTTGACTTCTCAACCTTTATCTAGAAGATTCTCTCAACATGTTTCCAAAAGAAACTTGAATAGAGATGAATACAAAATAGAATTGGCGCAAGAGTATCTTACTTTAAATGAATCAGTTATTCTAGAAGAAATGTTAATAAAACAGCATAATACTAGAGTTACAGGGTTCAACGTAAGCCCTGCTTCAATAAATGGTTATTCTAATTTACATTCTGAAGATCAAAAGAATAAATGGTCAGAAGAACGTAAAGGAAAAAAAGTATCTGAAGAACATGCAGCTAAAAATAGAATAGCTCGTTTAGGACAAAAAAATAGTCCAGAACATCAAGCTAAGATTATTAGACCTAAATCTGTTATATGTATAGAAACAGGGATAATCTATAAATCAGCTAGAGAAGCCGCAAGTAAACTTCATTTACAATATTCTAAGATAAGCCTAGTATGTAATGGATTAAGAAATAGTACAGGTAATTTACACTTTAAATTTGTTTAACAAATTGGGATGTTTCGGTGAAGGCTTAACTGCTAATACCGAGAGTCAAAATAGTTTAATAACTATTAGATTCGTAACGCATAGATACTGAACCTCGAAAGAGAATATAATGTATCCAAGAGCTCCCAACACCATTAGGTGAAAATGTATGCTGACCTTATAGGAAACTATAAGAAGTGAAAGATAAAAAACTTTCACGATAACAGATGATCATCAACCCGTAGAATGTGCGGCCTAATAGCAAATAGCTAAAAGGAAAATCGAATCTAATTGACTTGGAGGTCCTTAAAGAGTATAATGACTCATGAGGATAACAAGGCGGAATAAATGAAGAAGATCGCAGAAAACATTCCACTTGCTAAACTAATAGCAGACTATTTTGAATTGAATAGTTGTTATAAAGTAGCTAAGAGGAATAATACCAGTGCGACAGCAGTTAAACGGCTTTTAAAAGAGGCCAGAGTGTTAAGGACTCAAAGTGACGCTGCTTCAGTAAGAAACAAAGAAAATCCTGGGTACTACGAAAGATTACATACCCCGGAAATAGCAAATAAAATAAGTGTCTCTCGAAAAGACCAAATTTCTGGTTTTAAAGGTAAAAAACATACCGAAGAAAACAAAAGAAAAATTGGAGACCTAGCAAAAGAGAGGACAGGTAAACGAAACCCTAACTATAAAGACGGCAAACACATACGCCGTCCTAGGGATTTTAAAATACACGAATTAACTCCTGTTAGAAATAGGACGTTTAATCGTGATAATTTTACTTGTCACTACTGTAAACTAGTAGGAGGACATTTACATGCTCATCATAGATTACCTTATTGGGTTAAACCAGAAGCATTTCTGGATATTGATAATTTAGTAACGGTCTGTTCTAAATGTCACTTTAAAAGAGCCCACAATGGTAATTGGCATAGTTTTAATAAAAACCTTGTTAATGATGCTTTACTTACTAAATACTCACTTAACCGTGAACGACTAAATGATTTGACTTCAGATACTAAATCTGAAGATGCGATAGTCTGAACTTACGCTATATATAAAACGTAAGAGAGAAATCCGAAGTGGCTTCTCCGCTCTAGAAATAGAGTAGTAACAATACTGACAACTCTCCCATGAACACGGTATCACGTATGCCGCTGCTGATTCGGGCGCGTTTAACTTAAACAATGCAGTTGCTGCTATCTTCAAAGATGCTCAACTTGCTGGATCGCAAATGCTTATTCGCTCACAAATGAGCTATGAAGCTGCTGCTAGAGCGTCTAACGATAAGAAAGCGTTTGTAAAAGCTACTTCTCTTATGGTTCAAAACATGGTTAATTCAATGGCTAAACGCCTTGAAATTTCTATGCTTTACGGACGAACTAACATCGGAAAACTTGCGTCTGCTGCTTCAGGATCTGGCGGAGCTAGAGTTTATCAACTCGAAACTGCTAGCTGGGCTTCTGGAATCTGGGCTGGATCTGAAAACATGCCTTTGGATGTAGTATCTCTTGCAGTTCCTACGTCTTCTGGTAACAAACTTAACTCGAACGCTCAATTAGTAGTTACTGCTGTTGATTTGAACGCTAGAACGGTTTCTGTTTCTGGTAACTCCACTGACCTTACGGCTATTGATGCCGCTATTGCCACTGGTGCTTTCTTCATTCCATTCGGATCACTCTTGACAGACGTTTTCGGTCTTGATAGAATTGTCACTAATACTGGCGTTCTTTACAATATTGATGCTTCTGTATACAACCTCTGGAAAGGCTCTACATATGACGCACTTAGCGCTGCATTAAGCTTCTCCAAAATTCTTAGCGCCGTTTCTGGTGCAGTAGAACGAGGCTTGGATCAAGATGTAGTTTGTATGCTTTCTCCTAAAACCTGGGCCAATATCAGCTCTGATCAAGCCGCTCTTCGTATGTACGATGACAGCTATAAATCAAGCAAGCTTGAAAATGGCTCTTCAGAATACTCATTCCACGGACAAAATGGAAAAATTGATATCGTTTCTTCGATTTACATCAAAGAAGGCGAATGTTTTATTTTCCCACCCAAGCGTCTTAAGAGAATCGGTGCGATGAATATCTCCTTCAAAATGCCTGGTCGACAACAACAAGAAGATTTCTTCTTGGAATTGACGAGCCAAGCCGGCTACGAATTACGCGCATATACCGATCAAACATTGTTCAGTGATAGCCCTGGACGTCTGGTCAAAGTAATTAATATCGTTAATTCGTAATTAATTAAGTAAATCAAGTATTTACGGTAAGAAGGGAGCCCCAAAAGGGCTCCCTTTTTAATATTTAAAACAATAGAGGTTAATCCGTATAACACAACAAAGGTTAATCCGTATAACACAACAATAGAGGTTAATCCGTATAATACAACAAAGGTTAATCCGTATACTACTTGACAATCAGCACCTGGGATGAATATACTACTTGACAGCTAACCCCTGGTATGTTATACTAAAAATATGAACTACGGAATGATCTATAAAGTAACAAATAAAATCAACGGCAAAATTTATATAGGTCAAACTGTGACCAGTCTTAAATACCGCTGGAAGCTACACAAAACTGCATCCAGAAATAATAGAAGTAATTCTGCTCTACATTCATCCATATCAAAACATGGGCATATAAATTTTATCATTGAACCCATCTGCAGTTGCTTTAGTGAAGAAGAGCTTAATTTAAAAGAAATCTATTTTATTGATACTTTAAATTCTTTAGTTCCAAATGGCTATAATCTAAAGAGTGGCGGCGCAAATGGTAAGCATACCATTGAATCTAAAGAAAAAATGTCCGTCATACAAAAACAGTTGTTTGCTCAACCAGAGCATAAAGCAAAAATCACCAAATATTTATTAGATTATAGAGCGTCCATCGGAGAAGCAGCAAGTAAACAGCAATCTTCTCTAGGATCTAAAAAACGCTGGTCAATCCCCGGGAGTAAGCTTAAAAAGGCTGACATAGAAAGTGCTAGATGGAAAGAGCTAACAGATGAGCAAAAGACAACTCGTCTGTCTGGGGTTCGAGAATACTGGACAGAGGATAAGCTTAAAGAACATTCAGACAAAATGAAAGCCTTAAAGAGCTGGGAAAAATCTGGTTGTCTGTTAAAGGCACAAGCTGCTAACAGTAAGGCTGTTCGAGTAATTGAAATTTCTACACAAAAAGAGCAAGTATACAGCAGTAGGGCCAAGTGCGCTAAAGCTCTTATGGTAACCGCAAAAACTCTTATCGAGATTCTTAATGGCAGTAGATCTAACGAATTCAAGGGTTATCGTTTTTTTCCTATGTAAACAGCCCCTTGGTTGTCAACCCCTTGGTGCTAATTAATAACAATTTTGCCATTTGGGGTTTAATAAGTACAGTAAGAACAATTACTTAACTTGTACTTCCAGGTAAGGTACCTGGATGCTGTTCCCTTACAGTCCTGTTAAGTGTATAAGGAAATATCAATCATGCCAAATAGTGACGCTCAACGTGCCTTTCAGTTAATTTCATTTTCTGATTTTGCAATAGCAGGAGATACTGTAACAATTAATGGTGTAGTTCTTACTGCAGTAGCAAATTCAAAAACACCACCTTTAAATAACGAGTTTCAAATTGGTTTAAGTGCTTTAGATTCAGCACAAAATTTAGTTGATGCAATTCAGGACAGCTCAAGCTCCTCTCTTTTTAACTTTATTGAAGCTGGTAGATCAAATACAGTTGTATCTATTTCAGCAGTTGCCCCAGGATTAGCTGGTAACAGTATTGCTCTTTCAGAAACATCTAGCGTTATGACCCTAGGTGGAGCAACACTTCAAGGTGGAACAGAAGGTTCAGCCTTAAATCCATTTGATGAAGCCCCTTATAGAAGTCGTTTAGTTTTATCAGTAGATACTGACCTAGCAATTGGAACAATGAGAGATATTCTCAGTGAACAAAAAACTTCTAATAATGCAGTTATTAATACGTTTTTACCTGGTGTAAATAACAACGGACGATCTAAACCATTCGCGCAAAAATTAATTAACTTTTTAAGAGGCATGCAAAGTGGTGCACGTTCAGCAATTCTTTATTCTGGTGTTGCAAATTCAGGTGCTGGAGACGCATTAGGCGCTTCTCAAAGTCTAACCTTCTCAGGTGCGGCAACCGCTGGTGACACTGTTACGATTAATGGTGTGGTTCTTACTGCTGTATCTAATGCAAGTACTCCATCAAATAACCAATGGAGAGTTGGAACTAGCGCCGCAACTGCCGCTGCTAACTTAATTGCTGCAATTAATGCAAGTACTTCTAATAACCTTTCTGGTGCTGTATATTCTTCTTCACTCCTGGGCGTTGCAACTGTTATCTGTAATATGCCAGGGGTTCTTGGAAATACTATTCCATTATCTGAGACTTCTAGTGCCATTACGTTAGGTGGAGCTACATTATCAGGTGGAACAGGAAGTTTACCTGTTCTTTCTCGATATAAATTTGGTAAAGGACTTGGTCCAACAACTAAACCTGGTGAATTTGCTTCTCAGTCAATTTCATTTTCTGATTTTGCAAATGCCGGAGATACTGTAACAATTAATGGTGTAGTTTTTACTGCAATTGCAAATTCAAATACACCTCCTTTAAATAACCAGTTTCAAATTGGAACAAGCGCATTAGATTCTGCTACTAATTTAACTGAAGCAATTCAGGACAGTTCAAGCCCCTCTCTTTTTAACTTTGTAAACGCCGGTAGATCAAATGCAATTGTATATATCGCTGCAAATACTGCGGGCCTAGCTGGCAATAGTATTGCTCTTTCAGAAACGTCTAGTGTTATTTCTTTAGGCGGTTCAACCTTAGCTGGTGGCGTTGATTCAACTACCTCTGGATTTCCTAGAAGCCGCTTGGTTTTAAGTATTAATACAAATTACAAATTAGAAACATTACAAGATTTAGCTACAGCGGATCCTAGCAATCCTCATGAAGATCTTATTAATTTAATGAATTTCTTAAAGGGTTTAAAAGGCGGAGCATATTCTGCAGTTATTAATGCTGGGGTTGTTGATTCGGGATCTCAAGATGCTGTTTCTTCTTTCCAATCTGTTTCATTCTCAGGCGCAGCAACTGCTGGTGACACTGTTACGATTAACGGCGTGGTTCTTACTGCTGTATCTAATGCAAGTACTCCTTCAAATAACGAATGGAGAATTGGAACTACCTCAGCAACAGCAGCTGCTAACTTAGCCGCTGCAATTAATGCAAGTATTACAGTTCTTCTTTCAGGAGTTGTAAATGCTTCTTCGTTAGCTGGAGTTGTGACTGTAAGTTCCAACATGCCTGGATTTATCGGAAATAACGTTTCAATTATAAAAACGTCTAGTGCCATTACGTTAGGTGGAGCTACATTATTAGGTGGAACAGGAAAGTTACCGCCGCTTAATTCATTCCAGTACTTTAAACTATAGACTCTCTCCTCTAACAGCTTAGATTGTTTAATTTTGGAGATTTAATAAATGGCAGTTTCACTAACAGTAAATAACGTCACATATCAGTATCCTGAACTATCTGATGAAGGCTGGGGACCAGATGCTACAAACTGGGCTTTAGCTATTACCCAAGGGGTTCTCCAAAAATCAGGTGGTTTATTCTCAATATTAGGTGATATTGACTTTGGTCCAAACTTTGGATTAAAAACTGGCTATTATAAAACCCGTTCAATTAATATAGCAACTGCTGGTCAATTTAGATTAGCCAATGTTGATGTTATTTCATGGAGAAACGCAGGTAATACTGCCAATTTAAACTTTGGACCAGGATCAAGTGATGCGATACCCCAATGGGGTGGTGTTGATCTCGTTAACCTTACTGCAACACAAACTTTAACCAATAAAACATTTACAGGCGCCATAATCACAGGCGGTACCTTTAATAGTCCAACTATTAATACCCCAACCGTAAATAGTGGTACGTTTAGCACACCGTCTATTACAAATCCTACATTTACAGGACAGCTTAGTCTTCCAAACGGCTCAGTAGCTGCTCCTACACTTTTATTTTCAAGCGCTGGTATTTATTCCAGTGGTGCACAAAACATAGATTTTTCAATTAACGGTGTTCAAACAGCTAATTTCGGTTTATCATCAGCTATCATAAAAACGAATTTGCAGATTCAAGACGGCACAGCAGCATCGCCCGGACTTAATTTTCAAAATGATCCAACCACAGGGATATATCGTGTTTCTGCTGGAACTATCGGAATTTCTACCAGTGGCACACTTAAAGGTTCGATTTCTTCTGCTGGTGTTTGGACCCTTGGTGCTTCTACTTCAACACAAGCCCATGTAATTAACGGCACATCTCTTGCTTTAGCTCACTCAGCTTCAGCTAGTATATTTAATATATTAAGAGGAAACTCAACTGCTGGAGCATTATCA